CCCACGCAGACCCCCGTATGGGACCCAGAGGCACTATAGGGAAGTTTTAATACGGTATGAAAAAGAAGATTATCTTTAGTAAAAGAGTGTTAGACAGCTTTAGACTCCCCGCGGAGAAGAGAGAAGAGTTTCTGAAAGGTAAACCTAATCCCAGACTAGACAAGTTTAGAGAGCTTCTTAAGGGAGCTATACAACTTGTTGGTACAGAAGGACTTACGAAGCTAGATAAGGTGTTTACGCATGGCCACAAGCCAGATTGAAAATCTAAAGCTTGAGCTAGAACAGCTAGAAGCGGCAGAACAGTTTCGCATAAAGCATTATGGTATAGAGACTTATACCCCAAACTCTGGGCAGTATAGGGCTCACCAGTCAAAGTGTAGGACAATTCTTTACATTGGGGGAAATAGAGCGGGAAAGAGTACCTTTGGGGCTGCTGAACTAGCCTTTCACCTTACCAAGCAATACCCACCCTGGTTTCCAGAGGAAAGAAGGTTTAAGGGGCCGATAAAGGCCATGATTTCAGCCACGGAGTACCCTGTGGTACAGAGGGTCATAGAACCCAAGATCAGAGCACTCCTCCCCACAGACTACTGGAGAGCCAAAAAGAACAGAGACTACCTTGCAAGGATAATCTGTAAAGACGGTAGCACGGTAGACATCCTTACTCTTGAGATGAAAAACGAAGCCTACGAGTCAGCAGACTGGGACTTTATATGGTGTGATGAGCCCCAGAGCCAGGCCAAGTACCAAGCCATGAGGAGAGGTTTAGTCGATAGAGGCGGGCAGTTAATCATTACATTCACCCCTCTTACAGAGCCATGGATGAAAGAAGAGCTCGTAGATAAGGCGGATGGGAAGTTTGTCGAGTGTTTTACGGTAAATATCAGAGATAACCTAACAGACATCAAGGGAAATGAGATCTTAAATGAGGAGAAAATTGCGGAGTTTGAAGCCTCCCTTCCAGAGGACGTAAAAGATACCCGTATCCATGGCCAGTTCTTCCATCTTAGAGGCCAGGTTTATAAGTCATTTAGTGAAGCGCATACTGATCCAGGCATGGTCTACAGCCAAACCAATAGACTCCCAGTAATAGGCGTATTAGACCCCCATGATAGGCAACCCCACCACATGATATGGGCATTCTTAGACGAAGAGGGTGACATACATGTTGATTATGAAATGATTGTGCATTGCGAATTACCTGATCTTGCAAAAAAAATTAAAAAAGTTGAAAAAGAGCGCCACTACAAGATGAAGAAGCGCCTAATAGACCCAAACTTCGGAAGAAAGCCCTCAGCGAGCGGTTCCAATGTATCTGTGATGCAGGAACTTGCTAAAAATGGAGCGAGTTTTTACGAAGCAGACGACGATGTAGAGCTTGGCCATATGGTGGTGAGAGAATACCTCCACTATGACCGAAAAAAGCCAGTAACAGCAGTAAATAAGCCAAAATTGTTCTTCAGTACGCAAAGGTGCCCAAACACGATCAGAAGTATGCGGAACCTTCAGTACGAAGAGTGGAAAGGAGCGACTAGAGATGAGCGAAATCCTAAAGAAACTCAAAAGTCTTATGAAGATCACGGAGCCGACTGCGTCAGATACCTCTGTATCTCAAGACCCAGATACCAGCGAAAACGGCCATCAAACGAAAAAGAAGACGGGCCTTTCTATTAGAAAAAGAGGCAGAACAGACAAGCTCTCAGAGCCTGAGATTACCTTCCTCCACCACGCAATTGTGCACCTAGGAAGGGCCAAGGAGGTCAAGGAGGCGTTTGAGCAGGAGTTCGGCATTGCAATAAGCCTAAACGCTATAAGTACCAGAAAGAAGAAAGACTCAGCCATTATAGGCCAGATCAGAGACTCCTTTGAAAAAGGAATGGCAAGTGAGTACTTAGCCAGCAAACGTCAGAGGGTTAGAGCGCTTACACAAATTTACGAGAAGAGCATGGACTCAAAGAAGTACGGATACGCTACCACGGCTGTGAAAACAATTGATGAGATTGTAGACGGTAAGTGGAGGGGCGACTTTAACATGAATGTCTTTCAACAAAACAACCATTACTCAGACATGAGCGTTGAAGAGATCCGCAAGAAGAAGCACGAGGTTTTGAATCAGCTTGAGCGTGTTATCATAGATTCAGAAGCAAAGGAGGCAGTAAATGAGCCTAATTAACTTAGATAAATTCAAAGACTTAGACCGCGGAGCAAAATGGGACGCCGTCGAAGCATACCTCAGATACCTTTCAGAAAAAGTAGGACTTCCAAAACAAGAGAAACCCAAAAAACGTGGCAAGCATAGCAAATAACGAACCCCAAGATCAAGAAGCCCCAGAAGAACAACAACCTTTAAGCGAATTGCAATTACCCATCTCGCCAGAGATGCAGGATTCGCTTGTTAAGGTTATTCGCCAAGACTATGACAGCGCAAAAGAAGCGCGGAAGAAAAAAGACTACGGAATTGATTCTAAAGGCGGAGACAGAGATTTTGACGAGTTCTTTCAAGAACTAACAGACCTTTACAACGCAAAGCGAGAGCCAAAAACAGTTCCTTGGAAATTTTCAAGTAATCGCTCACTCAGGATTGCTACCTCTATCCTTGACACTATGCACGCAAGGCTTTTGCCTACTATTTTAAATGAGGATTTGCTGAGGTGGCGTCCTGGTGAGACTAAAGACTTCCCAAAGGTAAAGAGAATCGAAGGACTGATGAAGTGGTGGCTTTTTGTTAGAAGCCAGACACAACAGTTTTTTGATGTATGGGTTAAGCAGACTGCGGGTTTCGGCGACTCTCTAACAGAAACGTTCTGGGACGTAGATATTCAGGACACTGGGAAAATACACGAAGAGCCCATTGTTGATGAGACAGGTCAACCTCTAACAGAAGCAGACGGAACTCCAGCCGTTAGCCGTACCAGAGAAATAGTATTCACCGAAAAGACTTGCTCAAAAGCTTACCCGCGCAGCAGTGTGTTTTTGCAAGACGGTTCAACTGACGTACAAAAAGACCCAGTCATCATAGAAGAAGAAGTTCCTTTCAGAGAACTACTTAACCTTGAGGCTCAGGGTCTTATGATTAACGTAAGCAATCTTCTTCGCTCGGCAATACCAGTTGGTGAAGACAATGACGCAAGCATGCCGGAAGAAGAGCGCGACAGAACAAAAGACATTAAATTAAGAAACCATCCAGTTAAGGTTCAAAGATGGTACGGAAACTTTGACGCAGACGGTGATGGTTTTCCAGAACATGTTCGTGTTACCGTTTCACTTGACCACTCAATCTACTTGGGCGGAGTTGCGGTTAGAAACATAACAAAGTCTGGGAAAAGACCTCTTCAGTTTACAAAGTTCGACAACAGACTAGACAGACCAACAGAGTTAGATGGGGAGGGTATACTAGAGAAAGTTAAAGAGTTAGCGGAAGAAATCGACGCAATCTTTAACCAATTAACAGACGCAAATACTCTCTCCATTCTTCGCCCTGGGTTTTATGACCCAGCAGGGGATATTGATGCCCCTATTTTAAAGCTGGCACCTAACAAGATTTTGCCTGTTAGCGACCCAGGAAGAAACATCCTATTCCCAGACATCTCAATCAACATTACCCAGTTGCTTGAAGCAATCCGCCTTGTGCTTGAGTTTATCGAAAGACTCACAGCAGCGAGCGCATTTGTTTTTGGCAAGGAAGGTGAGTTTGCAGGAGGTTCTGGGACAGCAACAAGAACAAACGCGATTGTTCAAGCTGCTGAGACTAGGTTTGATAGACCATCGCAGAGACTCAGACGTGGTGCTGCTGAGATTGTAACCCAGCACCTTGATTTGCTTCAGCTCAACATTCCCCCAGGTCTTGAAACAAGAATCATGGGTGAGAAGGGTGAGCCGGTATTTGAAGCTAATGAGCTTACGGTAGAGGGTGTCAACGGGCAATTTGATGCCTACCTTTTGCCAGACCCATCACAGGGGAGCAAACAGCTCGACCGTGACCTCGCAGGAATGTTCTACTCGATTCTACTTCAGAATCCCATCGTAGCCACAGACCCTGTTAAGCTCTACAAAGTCACCGCTGACATCTTAAAAAGCTGGGATAAAGACCCAGTTGAGTTCCTTGGTCCCGAACCTAAGCAGGACGACATCGACGAACCGGAAGATGAGAACACTTTAATCGTTCAAGGTGATTTTGGCAGAGTTCGTGCACAGATAGTTGAGAACCATGTTCTCCACATTCAAAAGCACATGGAAATGCTTCAGAGCCCAAGCTTGGCACAAATGCCACCACACCTGATACAACAAGTCTCTCAGTTTACACAACAGCACATTCAAGAGCACCAGCAGATGTTACAGCTGATGCTTGCGATTAGCCAAAGAGCATCAGGAGGAAAAGGTGGAGCAGGTTTACAGCCAGGAACAGAGGGAAGAGACTCTGAGACAAATCAGGGAGCTCCAAACGCATCAGGGCTGGAGCAAGTTGCAGGCCCGCTTGGAGCAGCGCTTGACAGCAAGCGAAAAGGTGAAAGCGGCACATCTCCGCAACCCTAATTCCGAACACAGAGAACAAGCAATCTATAGGCAAGGGTACGCTGACGGCGTACTTGAATGTAGGAATGAGCTTAGACGTATGGTCATGGAGCTCACTAACGATGAAGTAACCCAATAAGGAGAAGTAAGCATGGACCCTGAAAAGGAGACAGTAGAAGAAAAAGATGTACCAGAAGTGGAAGTTGATGAGACGCAAGAGCCCGAAAAAACCGTTGAGGTAGACTTAGAAGAGAAGAAGTCTGAGACAGCGGATTTAGATGCAAAGCTTGCAAGGCTTGAAGAGAGGCTTTCAAAGTCTGATAAGAGAAACGAATACCTTAACAGACAGCTTCAAAAGGCTTTAAACGAAGTCAAACAGCCACAAGAAGTTCAGCAACCAGAACTTCCAGCTGATGAGATAGATCAAATTGCTCAACAAGACTGGAAGAAAGCGGTTAAGTTGCTTGGCAGACAAGAAGCAGAGGCTTACTGGAGAGAGCTTCAAACCCAACAGGCAAAACAACAACAGGAGCAGTCAAGGGTACAACAGCTTGAGACTTCCAAGCAAAAAGTAAGAGAGCGCTATCCAGACATTGAGGACGAGTCAAGTGATAATGCAAAACTCTACATGGAAGTGTTAAACGAGAACCCGACGCTTCTTCAAAATACATACGGCCCTGAACTCGCTATGTATAAAATGGAAGAAAAACTCAGAGGCATGGGCAGACAGCCAGCCCCGCTTCGAGATGAGATCAGGGAAGAGGCTGATAGAGAAACCCAGAGGAGAATGAGAATCGGGGTAAGTGGCTTACCGCGCTCCTCACAGGGGAAAGATAAAAAAGTTGTTCTCAGCCAACAAGAGGCCGACATGGCCAAAGAACTTGGTATTCCTCTTGCCGAAGTTGCAAAGATGAGCAAGCGAGGCGAGAGAGGGTTCACGGAAGGGGTGGAAGTCGATGAGTAGTGATTTTGAGGAACAGGAACCTGTAGTAGAATTAAATAAAGAAGAAAGTAAACCAAAGGCTGAGAAGCCAAAGGTTAAAAAAGAAGTAAAGCAAGAAGTAAAGAAGCAAGTAATTAATAATGATCCCCCTGCGGAAGCAGAGACGCCTAGAGTTCTTTTAAGTGACGCGGATGCGTATGTAAGCGATAGGCTTCGTGCGCAACCAAAGACACTAGAAGAAGTCGAGGCGAAAGTAGTTGAAAAGACGGATGACACGACCCACAGGTTGAGTCTTCCAGATGAGCTAAAGGAATACGGGCGAAAGTTCGCATTCAGGTGGCTTATGAAACACAAGCAAGCGCTCGATTATGCGTGTGATGTAAGAGGCTGGACGCTAGTAAACAGGACCCACTTTCCTGAGCTTCCACGTCACTTCTTCACCGTAAGTGGCTCTTTCGAGCGTGGCGACGCTATCTTGGCTTTCATGCCAATTGAAAAAGCGGAAGCATTACGCCAGGAACCTGGTAGAAAGTCTACTGATATTCTCGAAAACTTTTTCGGGAAACATTCAGACGACCCTCGGTATTATAAACCGAAGGATGCGGAATCAAGCAACGTAAAAATGATATAACAGGAGAACATGGAAGATGGCAAACGATGACAGCATAAATGCACGCGGCGGTCTGTTGCCTGTTCAGTATCCATACGGTAATTACCGTCGGACACTTTACAGACTAACGACCTCAGCGACGGCAGAAGTGTTTATCGGCCAACCAATGGACCTGGATGCGGCTGGACGAGTTGTTCCTGCGGGAGTAGCTGACAATTCGCCAATTCTTGGCCCAGCGTTAGGCTTTGTTGATACTAACAAGGCTGGTCTTCCTAGTGCTATGACTGATTTAAACGAAGCTGGCAATCTCCCTGCTAATACAGACGCTTTTGTGGTTAT